AATGTTTCAAAGTCTCGCTGCGATGCCGTGCCTACCTGTGAGCCGACTGGAGCCTTCAGTATCCCCTGCTGTTGAGCAACTTGGACAATCTGATTGGATTTATTCAGCAGCTGTTGAACGCCGCCCTCTTGCCCTAGCGTCGCAATGGCTTCGTCTGTTGTTTCTGTGGGTTTGCCTTGCTCGATTAATCTTTGTCTGCGACTCTGTAGCTTAGATAGCGCACCGGAAGCATTACCAGCTTTTAAATCAGGGATTATCTCAGTCGCACCAAAAGCCACCGATTGAAAGCGATTAAGCTGCTCTTGCTGAGCTTGACCCGCCTCTGCCTGCCCCGCTTGAGCTTCTAGCAGCCGGTTTCTTAAAGGCGCTTCATCACGACGCTGCCCAATGCCTTGAAACCTCTCGACATTCTGCAAAGCATTGCTAAACGCCGCGCCAATATCTGGAACTTGTACGCCCAGTGATATTCTTGGATCAATCGCCATTAGATCGCCCCGTAATTGACTTTTAGATAACCGCTTTCGTCCATGATTGAAATATCAGGATTTTCCTGTGCAATAACACCGCTTGAAGAGCCGGATAAACCAAGACTTTCAGCTATTTCGTTCCAGTCCCATGTATACCAGTTACGGCCCATCATAGTTCCGTCAGGCTTAATGTTTTCTTTTAATCGCTCATCAGAGAAGGCCGCAAGCGCACCAATTCCTAATGATGCTAGATTCTGATTGCCTTGCGCCATAGCATTAGCCGCACCGATTCCGCCCGCCGCCTGCGCTGATCCTATGTCAGTCAATATGTCGCCGACCTGAGCCGCCTTGCCTGTTTCAATGTTGGCTTGTGATGTAGCAATACCCGTACCAAGATCAACAAGGCCTCCAATATCCTGCCGCTGCCTGTCAATCAATGGTGACGCTGATAATAGGACATTGTTAGATAGCTCTTGCAATGTATCGCCAAAGCTAGTGCGCCTACCCGCTGAAGATCGTTGTAGCGTTTGCTGGTTGGCGTTTTCTAGTGCTAGCTTAAACAGCGGGTTGCTTTGCAAGAAATCAAATTGAGCTTGTGGATTGGCAAGAAAGTCAGACTCAGCAACACCCCGCTCAGCAACACCAGCAAAAGGAGCAAAGAATTCTTGACCCCTTTCCGCCGCCTCACGCTGACCAACTATAGCCTCACGACCAGCAGCAGCTTGTATCTCTGCGCCCTCAATAGCCGCTCTAGCGCCAGCACCACCACCAAACCCACTAGGATCAAGAGGATCAATATCACCAAAATCACTCATTATAAATACCTATATACAAAATGATTATCTAACTCGCCAACTCTTGTGAGGCCAACCATATGATTGAACCTAATCGCACTTGAGTTATTCTTTCTTACTGTCGTATAAGCATTAAATCCGATAAGCGTTAGATATTTGCCCAGCTTCTTTGCGGCCTTCACCGCTTTAATGCCTCGGTTTTTCTTGGGTATAGCAGCGTGAACATTGATGAAATCCCCGCTTATCCTAGAAGGAAACAAGCCAACATCCGGCTCATGAAAGTATACCGCATCGGCTAAAATCGCGCTATCTAACCGTTCACCGTCGCTAAATCCATCGATCACGGTGGGATCTTCAAGAATCGACCTTATCAACACTTCATCAGTGGTCACTATCAAGTCTGCTCTCTTCCAGTAGCGTAAAAATTCAAACCACTCGCCGCGCTATTCTCTATCCGTATTGTACCACCAGCCGGAACAACTTGATTAACAGCCGATGGGCCTGAATGATATTTATCTAATACAACTATCGTTTGTGGAATAATAGCGCCAACTACAGCACCGCCAGAATCGTAGATATAGCCCTTATAGCTCACGCTGGCAGTGGCATCATTGGTCGCTGTAAACGCAGTGATTAGCGTACCGTTTCCGGTAGATGGCGACGTATAGAGGGTAGTTATCGTATCAATCCCAGCAACTTTAACATTCTGTATGATGGCTATGTCAGTCATTAGTTAACCCTAAATATGGCAGACGTAACAAGTACATTATTACCCGTTCCCTCGTTCGATACCCATACCTCAGCGTAACCTGCCGATGCAAAAATATCTTGCCACGGAACCGTAATAGAGGCGGGGTTCCCTGGGCTTGCTGATGCCGTCCTCAGCGAATTAGCCACCACCACACCACCAATAGCAATGCTTGCACCCATTAACTGTGCGCCGCCTGTAGTGGGCTCAATCGTCACCGCTGCCGTTAGTGGAAGGTGTACAGGTCTTACGCCGCTATAAGTAAATCTTCCCGCTGTTGTTCCTGTACCCTGACTATCCGATTCAACTACCCATGTGCCAGCCGCCAATACAGGGGTGCTCACTCCGGCTATAGTTGTAGCAGTTGCGTTGGCTTGCATCGACATTAGGCCATCAGGGTGCGTATCCCCAATAGTGTCGTTAAGTAGGAATTGCCAAGAATCATCATCGTTGGATATGTTGTTTAGGGGCGTTCCTAGCCCGCCAAGATTACTATCAAAAATAACACCTATGCGGCCAGACTCAATATTGCCTGACGCCGTAGTCCCGCTAATAGCCGTACTGCCAACAGGCCCAGTGATCGAACTCCCAGAAATACTAATATCTGAAAATGTAGCAGTGCTAAAATCAACCAAGGTTAGCGCAACCGCTGTAAATAATATTGCATCAAAAACCACAAACTGATTGCCCGTGCCTGACCACGTAAAGCCTGAACTTGTTATCCCGAAAATTGAAGTGTGTACTAGTGAGAGTCTTCCGCTCGCTATATCTCCACAAGATGAACAAAGAGAGCAAACGCACGAATTAAACACAACAAAGCCAGGCCCGTTATGGTCGATAATATCTGAATTAGCACAGTTAAAATTCACCTGAAACATATAAAACTGCTGAGTAGTCGTGAACATCGGCAGTACGCCGGTATAAATCAAAGCCGGTACATTTAAAGATGGGCCAATCAATGCAGAGTTAGGCTCGCATATAAACCGTTTCGCCGTAGTGACCAAATCGATAAGCTCATAAGCAAAGCCTGTCTGTAGTGTAATTGTGGTCGCTGTTTGAGAAGGAAAATCAGCCTCTTCGCTAATAGGTATTTTAATAACCGGCGCACCCGAAAAAAGCTCAGCATTCATGGTGTTCTGCTTAACCCACGCATCGCGCCATGTATCGCCCGTCCTGTCGTTGGCTACTGTGCCTACGTCTATTACCTGTTGAGCCATGTTAAGCCTCTGTAATGTCGCATGTTAAAGTGGTTAGGTCGCATGTAAACCCTGTCTCATCACAAGTCAGAGCGTCACCACTTCCAAGCCTGTTGTTTATTTCGTTTAGCTGGGCTTGATTGCTGGTCTGTGCTGAATTAACAACATCACCTATCTCTTTGATGGCATCCGTACCACCACCTGATCTTAGCCATAATTTGTATTCGATTTCCTGCCGACCTAAAAAGTAATCCCTAAGCTCTTTATCCTCAAGTATCTTTCTTGGGATCTTCTGCTGTGGTGGCGGATTTACTTTAATAGCCATTAGATGCCCGCCGCGCGAGCGTCAATAGCTGCTGAATGAATAGAATAATAAACAGGGTCGCTAGTGGTTAGCCTAACTATCAAGTCATAAAAGCTCATCATTGAAAACCACTCGACTCTAATGTCAGTAGCTCCTAACCTGCCAACCTTCACAGACTCGCCATGCTCAAAAGACAGTCCGCCGTCAGTAGAGTACTCAACGATAATCTGAGGATCTTCGCCTTGCCCTGTTATTAAGCCCACGCCGCGCTTCATAATTATTTCAAACTTAGACATTTGAATTCTTTGGCCAGGCTCACCAACAAGACCCGCATGAACAGAACTCATAGTCCTAATTCTTTGGATGCTTGTGCCGTTGTTCGTGTATGTATTAACATCTAATTGGTAAAGATTGCCGTTAGTCTGATCTGCAACGAGGTTTTTATCATAAGCGCGCATAAACGAAGTGGCATTGTAAGCCCCTCGATTAGTGTCGTTGGATAGGTTAAACCACCCATCAGCACCTAAGCTTTCATTTAAGCACCACGTCTTTCCCTCAGCGGGGAATGTTAATAAATAAAAGTTCTGCCCTTCCATCCTGAACGTATACCCCACGGCGTCACTAACCGTCGCATAAGCCTCTATTGCGTGTGAGATGGGGATAGTTGATATAGGCTGAGCATTGCCTGAGATAGCGCTATATATCGTTCTGTCATCGCCTAGCCAATAGATATACTCATCAGTATTAGCTACGGAATGCAAAGCACCAAGACCTATCTTCTCGATTACCCGCCCCGTCACTGGGTCTAGTGGTGGTTGAGAGTCGCCATTATTCCAATAGAGTGGAGTGGTTTTTTCTGTAAACATGTAAATCAGGTCTTCAAACGCATAAGCACGAATAAGACTACCTGGGTCATCTTCAACAGCCGCCGCATTTAATCCGCTAGCAGTCGTACCATCGCCAACATTAGAAACGACAAAATCAACGCCGCCCGCAATGTTTACATTGGTATAGATAAATTTATTATTAAGGAATGTTACCGCTGTTGAACCAACGATATTAACGTCAGTCACAAGAACCAAGGCGTTGGTCGATTGTGTGTACTGCCATACATTACCAGCAGAGCATATAATTAGGTTTCTGCCATCATCAGCAAAAGTACACCGTTGAGTACCGCTAATAGCTCCTCTCGACGTATGAACACCAGCGCTATCAACCTCATAAAGAATAGTACCCGCAACACGGTAGGCAATACCCTGCATCTCCCATGAACCACGATCCGCGCCACTTCCTGAGCCGAATAGCTTTTGTCCAGAAAACGACTGAATACTGATCTCAGACCGCCCGCCACGCATTACCTCTTGATAGAAGTTTTGAGTAAATTGAGACGATAACGAAGAATCTCTATGCTGAGAGGTAGGCCCTGCTATGTTTAACGGGAAGCGCTTAAAGGTCACGGTGTTGAGCCTTCAATTCTCATTGCGGGAGCTGGGCCATAACGACCCTCTTTGTCTTTCTTGTTAGCCCCGCTAATAGCGTTAATAAAGCGTGTGTAGTATTTTTGTGCTTGCACTTCATCAACTGCGTATTCAAATACAGCCCACAAAGTTCCGAATAGATAAATATTAGGATTATCATCTAACACAACATTGGTTGCGTTGCTTGACGATAGCCCAGTTGGAATAGCGTAATACTGAAACTCAATGGTATAGGCCGCGTCTGGCGTGCGGTCAAACTCAATCTGATCTGTGACTGTGTAGAATTGTGGAAGCCCAGAACAGTCCACTCTCACCATCTGCTCTGGCGCCCTGAATCGCAGATTAGAGGTATTGCTGTTAATCGTCAGTCTCATACTACGCATTGACTGATAGCCGGTAGGGAGCGCAATGAGGCGGCTGGTAGTAGTTGCTGTTGTGTCTAATGTTTCTAAACTTCGAATCTTTAGCACCTCTTGAGCGTTGGCGAACATCTCTGTCTCTGCCATATCAATAAAGGTATCAATCTTTAAATCAAGGTCGCCCCTGTGGGAGAAATCGATAACTTCTTTCTTTAAGTTGGCATACGTAT